GGAGGTGTTGGAGGTGAGAAGTTGTTATTCCAAAATTCTTTTATACCATCTAGTAATTTTCTCGTTACATCTGCTCCCTTCTTTCTAGCCTCATCTTTCTCTTCATCAGTAAGTCCCTCTTCTTCCGTAGGCTTCGTTGGAAGCATTGTCCGCCCGTCTCTCCCCGGCACAAAGCCCTCCTCCATTTCCTCCATTTGACCATCGCCACCGATATCTAGATCGTCAAATCGTGGTGCGCTTCCAGGCAAGGGTCCCGGTAGGGAATCCAAATAACCTCTTGGTGGTACAACGTACCCATCGTCTAGAAAACGAACAGCTTTTATCTCATTTCGGTAAGATCCATTTTCGAATTTATGTTTTACTTCTATAACAAACCACAATTCTCTTGCAGGTGTAGGACACAAATCACCCTTAATTGAGATAAACTTACCTGGCTTCCTGTACATTTTACCTTTGACATTAAGCACAATGGTTTCATTTAAAAAAATAAAGCTTTTGCATATTACATTTTGAAATTTAGCCAATGTAAGATTAGTACTTATATCACTCCGCACAAGGTTTTCTATCTTGAAGGTTTTCGATTCTCCAAATGGGATCATAGGTAGGTTAGACTTATGTCCCCCTAATAAAGACACTTCAAAATCCGTAACTACTTTATTAAATCTTATTTTATTGGTAGTTTGTTGGTCAGGATCAGATGTAATTATCTCGTAGTTTCCCCATATTGTTTGTCTTAAATTGTTAATATCTGGTTGTACTAAATCATATTGCTCAACAACATTATGCATTCCGGAATCTGCAGAAACTTCTCCTGAGCTATCAGTCGCGTCAGACGGGGCTAAAGCAAATTCTTCCATATAAACACTAGAAAAATCGGGCTTATTTTTGCTTGTCTTATCTTTATTAGTAGCTCGCTTATAAAAAGTTATAAACTCGATATGCTTCTTAGTTAACAACTCACTTAATATTACCTTACGAATTGATGGCGTGTCTGGGCTATAGCCTTGTTCAAGAGCTCTCTCCACTTCACGAGTTTTTAATAAGGGTAAGGAATAATTATAAGAACCAGCATCAGACTCAATGTCCTTCACAAATCCATCAATTAGTGTATGAAAAATAAGATGGTTATAACCATCCTGTATAACGGCATACAAGCTTTTACTCGACCCACCTTGAGAACCGCCAAAAATATTAAGATTTCCGCAGGGTGTAGATGGGCCACCCAAATTTAAGGCATCAGCCTCCTCAGTCAACTGCGCAGTATCTGGATGGATTGTATTTATTACCGATATTAGGTTGTCAGCAAGATTTGTCGCGCGAATTTTTGCATAGTCTGTTTTTCTTGTTTCTAGAAAATCCTCCCAACTTATTTTTTTAAGTAATGATGTTACATCTTCTTCAAAATCCACCGTTTGCTTGACATTTACAGCGCTGTTTAGTAGGGAAGAGCTTGATTTAGCGCTAGCTAGAAAGTGATAACCATTATCATCATAATCAGCGGCTTCAGTATCGTCTATATCTTTATCCTTAATACTAATAGTTATAAAGTTTTCTGTATTTCCGGTATGTGTTTCCTTACCCTTTTTCCCAACAGCGGGTAATTTGTCTAATAACTGGCCCCAGTTAGGAAAGGTAAGATTGCCTGTTAGTCCAAAATTTATTAAATCATCTCTTATTTCAAAAAATGTAACTGAAGATAAATCTATAGGTAAGTATGTACTGTTTCCGGTATCTCTGTCTACCGATAAAAAATTTATCTCTACATAAAAATTAGTATCTTGTAAAGTTGTTATCTTATCGCTCATTTCATACTATTTAAAATTGAAGTTATAGCACTTGGAGTAATGTACTTTACTGTAGTACCACCTTTTGCTAGAAAAATATATTTAGGCTTATTAATTAAATAAACAATCCACCATAAATTTATAGTACCGTATAAATCAAACGATAACGTAGTCCATGGAGTATCAGCCTGAACAGTTGCCTCTTCATATATACTACTACTTAAATTGTCAGGAAATACTACCTTATTAAGAGTGTTATAAAAGAAAAAGTTTTTATCTTTATTGTTTAATAAATTAACTTTAAAAATATTTTCATATAATTCAGAACTTATATTCTCTAAATCTTCTATGTTATTTCTTTTTATACCTGTAATTATACTACTCATTATCTTAAATTAAATTTTGCTTTATTTTGTGATATACTACTTGTAAATCCGCCACCTATCATAGTATTAGCAAACTCTGTCAAAAGGCCTGTAAAGGTTATGCTTACTACGTAAGCTTCAGGGATAGGCGCTTCGAAGCTATCACCATTTATTTCAACTTCTAGCTGTCTAACTGTACCTCTAAAATCAACTCTCATATCACTTATATATGCATAAGGCATACTAGTTATACCAGGAATCTCTACTGTATAAATCTTACCTGGCGTGGTCCGCGCAAACGATGTTTTAAATGGTTTATTTTGATATGTAAGCAGCCATATTAACTCATAATTACTTTTATAATTAAAATTTTTATTTGGTATTGTGTTAAATAAAGGAAATCTAAATGTAACGCTCTTACCCTCTTGATCAAAACTAAAATATTTAGGTTTTTGGATATAAACTCCTGGCTGAGATACATTTACTACTCTAGAAATTTCGTCTATTACTCCCATACCCTTATTAACAAGACCAGCTATAGTGCCTTCACCTTCACTACCCCAGGATGTATTTAATTCAGCCGGTCCTTCTAGGTATGGAAAGGCATATTTAAATCCAGTCTCTTCAGTAAGATATATACCAAAAAGAGACATTAATTTATTCTTCTTTAAAAGCTGACCATCCTTTTCTAAGGATTGTTGAAAACTATCTTTCATATTTTGAAACCCAGCTATAGCATTTTTTGGTAATACTGTAGTAACTTTACTTAAAAGCGATCCTACACTCTTTGGAGTGAGTGCTTCTGCAGCATTTAATACGGTTCCTAAATAATATATCGCTCCAGAAAGTAAAGAATTCAATTTCTGTCTTCTTTCTATTATAAAACCTCTAGGTATTTTACTTAAACGTTTTGGATCTACCGTTTTACCAGCATACCAAGGCATCTGTAAAACGTCTATGGTTTGCGCTTTCGGCTCTGGCTCAAATAACGGATCAGTTTCTGCTAAAGCACCTTTATCACCATCTTTTTCATCTGGATCTTTTCTAGTTGCAATAGTGTTTAAGTTAGCAGTTTGCCGCTCTGTAAATGATTTTATAAATTTCATATTATTGTATTATATCTGATATTCCCATACTCTTGTTAAAGTCTTGTGTGGTCTCTAGCTCCTGTACTCCATCACTTTTTTCCATCCTTACTGAAGCACCAGATCCAGCTGGCTTATCTATAAGCATCATAATACCATCTTTGATTTGAGAAAGTAAGCTTACTTGCTGTTTATTAACATCTACAAGCTCTTTATCCATTTTGAATGTATTGTTTATATCAGCAGCACCAGATTTTCTAAATTCATCAGTTGAATCGTTTATTTGCTTAAAAAGACCAACTACTTTTTGCTGCGATGTTGCTAGCTTATTCATACTACCTGTTAAGTTGTTAACTCCAACAGCTGCTAAGTTAAAATCTCCTTCAAGATCTATATCACTAAAGCTAAAGTCTGCTATTGTGTCAAAAGCATCGCCTAACTTAATTATATCAGGGGCGGCTTTACCTAACTCAGCTAGCTTCTCTATTGGACCTTTATCGTTAAGAAAGAATGAGCCAAATTTATCCATCGCAGCTCCAATTAAATTACCACCACTCATAGCAACTAGACCAATGCCAATGGCGGCAAGCGCTGGACCTATAGCCAGTAAATTTGATACCGGTACATCGGCTAGTTTGTCTAGAACATTAGCAGTAGCATTTATAGGCCCGGATAGAGCTTCTATAGCTGGTGCGGCTATTCGAGCAGCAATTGCCATAGGCAATAAAGCTACACCTAAAGCAGCGAGAGCTAATGAGCCCATAAATATGAGCGGTGCCGCAAATCCTGCTGCAGCGCCTATTACCCCTATTGCTAACAATGCGACAAACGCTTTACCGATTGTAGACCATTCTACTTCTTGTAATGGAATTAATGCTTTGTGTACAAGTAACGCTAGTACAAGAGTTACAGCACCGATAGCAGCAGCCCCTAGTATCATGTTAGGTTTAGCAAATTTACCTATAACTACGAGCCCGAGTAGTGCTGCTCCTGCTTTACCTAGCGTTTCCCAGTTAACGTTCTGAAAAGGTATTAGCACTTTCTCTAAAAGTAAGTAAAGAACTCCAACCATTGCTGCAATTCCTATAGCGCCGCGTATCAACCCTTTCTTAGCTAGTTTCGCAATAATAACTAGACCAAGTAACGCGCCCCCTGCTTTAAATAATGTCTCCGCTTCTATACCGGCAAACATATTTAATACAATCGCTAATGCTCCTAAAGCTAATATCATAGCACCGAGCCCAATAGCACCTTTTAATATACCTCCAAACAACCCACCTAATATACCTCCTCCTTTACCGTCTGGCTGACCAGCTTTTTTTGCATCTTCACTATCATTTACTTTTTCAGCAATCGGGCCCGCGACGGTACCCTTTAAGGCTTCTGCTTCTGGTCCAGATTTAGCATACTTACCTATAAGCAGCGTTTGACCAAGTATCTCAAATATAGATTTATACCGTTTTGATTCTGCTCCGTTAAGATCTTTAACTTTAAAGAATTTACTAAGATCTAGACCTCTACCGCCCCTTACTCCTTTAGGGTTAGACTTAGGCACACCCTTATCGCCCCCTAAGCTGCCTATGAGGTTTAGAACTTTTTTAAAGCCGCTATCTTCTTCCACATAGATATTTATTCGCGGGTCAAGAATCCAGCGTCAAATTCTACAACTGTATTATCTTTAAATGTAGCATATTGATTGCTATACTCAGTAACTGAACCGATAAATTCTATAATCTTATTGTTAACTTTAAGAGGTAAATTTTCAACTACTCGCTTTTTTTCATACACTGTTAACTCATTTAAGTCAAAATCACTATCATCTCCCTTAATACTATCTAAATACTTAACTATTTCATAAGTAAGCAGGATATCAACTGATTCTGACTTCTTTTTTTCCTCGTTAAGTTTACTAATATCTAGTAAAGCCTTCTCTGTTATAGTTTTGTCAAGTTTTAAGCTAGGTATTTTTAAACATAACTCAAAGTCACTAAATTTAATTTTTTTAGTCTGATTTTTAAATTTTGGTAATTTGGTAGGGAGATTATCAAGATTATATGCTATACCATCAATAGTAATATCACTGCTAATAGATGCTTTACGAAGTGCTATAAGAATAGCATTCTTATCTTCATATGAAAATTCAATATCTTCTTGACAATTAGTAGTTATAATTTCATTATAAATAACACCGCACTTTATAGCTCCTACTATACCAGTAAGTGCTGTCCGGATTAAATCTTTCTGTTGACCTACGCTAAATAATTTAAAAGATACTTCCTTTTGAATAGAAGGTACAAAAATCTCAACAAGCTCAGATGTATTAAGAGAGTCGAGTTTTGATATGAAGGAGTCTAGTTTTTTACCCATATTAATATATATCTACTTCTGCTGTCTTTTCAACTCTTCGTTCTGTTTCTTTATATGCTTATTATGTATATTAAGCATGATTTTTGTCTCCATAGGTGACATAGTAGAGAATAAATTAGATCCGTTTAGAATAGTATTGTAAAAAGCGTACATTAATTCATAATAGGATTTTAGATCAATACCGTAGATAGCTGAAATAAATTCTATAACCCCGTTACTAATAAGATTAAGATTAATTTCTTGTATATTAAGACGCTTGTTTTCACTTAAAAGCGTCATGTTGAAAGCATTACTAGAAAGATCTGCTAGATATTGTTGTAGCCCATCAAACAAGTTAACCGGTAGTTTATTTAATATATTAATACGATCCTCTGTATTAAGAGAAGCAAAATCTATGACTTCATTATCAAATATTATCTCTTTAATTATGTTATTATATAAATCATCTATATCCTTAAAGTATAAAGCAGTTGGAATACCTAACTTAATATCGATATCATCATGAGTAATAGTCTTATTAAATATAGAGTAAGATATACTTTCTAACTTCTCTAATACTATGCTCAAACTTACATCAACGTTGCGCTGTTCTTTAGTTGTAAATGTAAGACTTTCTTCTACAAATACCATTCTCGCATATATAAGCAGGTAAAATCTATCAACAATATCTAAGTCGTCATCTAAAATAATGGTATTAAAGTATTCACTTAGCCCAAAAAAATCTTTATTCTCGCAAAACTTTATGATAACTAAATACTGCTTATTATTAAGTTCATTGATACGTCTAGACTTACCACTCGGTAATATCACCTCAACGTTAAAGTTATCACTCACTTAATAACTTAGTCTGCTACTATAAATCTTCAACCTAATTTTAGTCTATTACTTATTACCTCGAAGGGTCTACGACGGTGTTGGTGATGTCTCGAACTTGATAGTGAGAAAAAGCAAATGAAATTGTTTTTGTTAGTTCACTCAATGCTAACTCGTTATTATAGCTTAGTTGACCTCCTTCAATATTAAAAGGAGCACTATCATAAAAAGTATATATCTTTCTAGCGCTATATTCTACTAGCGGTCTATTAAAGTCTTGTGATGATTCAAACTTACTACTTTTGTAATATTCATCTGATCTAGTATATAAAACTAAATCAATATAACATTTTATATCATCTTCCTCATCTTCAATAAGACCTTTATAACTAGTAGCTACAACCCATGGCTTTAAAAAATAATCCATTAAATCGACATTAGTCTCTAAAAAGGTAAGATCTAGCTTATTTTCAGCTCCGTAGTTAGCTCTTCTATCTGCAAAGTATCCAGCTCTGAAACCACCAGTTTTGGCTATATTTTCAGTTCCTATTGTTATTTGTTCATTAGGTAGAGAAGCATTCTGCGCTAATAGTAACCCAAGTTCATTGTGAGAGTAATCATCTATTAAAGATGGCTTTATAGGTAGACTATTACCTTCGGTTGCAGCAATAATATTTCTTACATTAGAGCCAACATCAGTCATGGAGGCACCGTCTCTACCATACAAATTTACTCCCCATAAAAATTTTAAGGGTAGGTCACTAGCCCATTTTTGTTGTAGGCTAAGTCTAGGTAGTATAGTTTGAGGCACTTAATTATTTAATCACCTAGTCTTATTATAGTAGTGGTAGGCTATAGTAGTTGATATTTCTACAGTCTCACCAGTACCATCAGCCATTTTATATTCAATGTCCTCGATGTTGCGTAATGAAGCTCCAACGAGCTTATACTCTGCAATAGGCTCAAGGTCTTTATCAAGTTGTGCTAACTGAATAAAGAAATCATCATCAGGTGTACCATACTCGCCAGTAGATGTTTGATCGTTAAATAATGCTCTAGAAGCTGCTTCAAAATAGTTTCTAAGGTCACTATCTGCATCTAAGTAAAAACTAAGACTATAACCATCAGAGTTAGTATACTCAACACCACCAGGAACGTTTAAGTTAAGTCCCATATAAGGTACTGCTGTGTTCTTAATATTACGCCCAGGTAGGTTAGCAGCTTTAGCATAAACTAACTGAGTATCAGTTAAAGCAGGAACTCCTTGTAACTGCAATTGAGTTACTCTAAAAAGAAAATCTCTCGAAAAGTCTCTATCCGCTGCAACTCTATAGAAATTTTGAATATTTTGGTTTACGGGCATACTAATATTTATAGCTTGAAAGCTAATTATATAAAAAAAGAGCTGTGAAATGTTACTTTCACAGCTCTTAAATTAAGTTAATTAATGTTAACCGCCGATTAGCTCTTCGAAGTTAGCATCTGTGCGTGTAGCATAGAAGTTAACTAAGATAAACTCAGCAGTCTTAACTGGCTTAAGGTATATATCAACTACAAGTTCGTTCTGATCAATAACCTCACCAGTGTTATTTCTCTCATCACAAACAATAAGGTAATCATACAATCCATCATCTGCCTTTACTCTTTCAAAGAATGGTGTTAATGTATTAACAACTCTTGTTCTAGTAAACAATGTGTTGTTCTCAAAGAGGAAGAACTGCATTGTAGCCTTTGTAATCTTCTCAAGATATAAGAAGGTTCTACGTACATTAATTCTATCGAATGCACTTGGCTTCTTAAGCAATGTCTTCTGTCCGAAGAACACGTTACCTTGATCAGAGAAACTAGCTATTGGATTAAGATTAACTGTATAAAGATCATCTCGTTGACGTTGGTTAGGAGATAATGCAATATCAACGGCATCGGTTATAACACCGCGATTGAATCCCGCTGGCGCGCCCCATGGTCCGATTGCTGCATCTGTAGAAGCCATTTTAGCTGCTGCAAATCCAGAAGATGGTACGTAGGTGAATAGACCAGAATAGTTGTCATATACTTTCATCCAGTTAGCAAACACTGTTGCGTATGATGTATTAGCATTTTCAAACTGATGTCTTAACGCCCAGTAAATATCGGTACTGAAGTTCTTTGACTTATCTGCTTGTACCTTGTTATCCTTACCGGTTACAAGTAACTGTCTAATTGGATCAGCAACGAATAGAATATCACCTCTACCACCATCCTTGACTGGACCTGCAAATGTTGCAAACTTATTAAAGATAGTTGAATAATTGTCTCTAGCATCACTACTAGGAAGATCACTAGATGTTCTTAACTCTTCAATTTTAGCAGTTGTTCTTAAATCATCAAATCCAAGAGCGCTTAACGGGGTTTCAGCTGATGTTTGATTATATGTAAATATAGTACCTAAACCAGCTTCTGCAATAATATCGATGTTAAACTTACGATCGTTACGAATACGATCAAGAGCTCTATCAAGCTTCTGTGGAATATTACCAGCAAGCTTTGTCTCTAAGTTAGTCTCACCATATGCACCTAGTGGAAAGAGTGAGTCAGCTGTAGGTAATGAAGAAATACCTTCGATAAACGCTTTTGTAGCTCCAACCCTCGATGGGGATATATTACCATTAACTACATTATCGATTAAGGACTGTGTAAGTACTCTTATCTTCTTATTAGGGTTACCATCATCTGATAAATTTAACCCAGATATTTGATCTGCTAAGTATGGATTAACTAACATCTCAATATTACGAGAATCTTCTTCGACAGTTCCAAGTGAGAAGTTTATTGGAGCGCCTCCATTTTCAGAATTAATCTGTCTGTAATGTCCGATAGAACCATTATAACCTTCTTCTAACAAGTAATCCATCTTATTAGCATCCTTAGAGAACACTGACTGACGTAATTTAAATACACCAATGTTTAATGTATCATCAAACTCCGTTGTAGATGTATCGTAATTAGTTATACTCTCTTCCATAACTTGTGATATGGAATTTTGAATATTAGAACCTTTTGCAGCATCTACACTAAATTCAAATCTCGATGTTGGTATAGTAGTAAATGTTTTTCTACCTGTCTTTGCTGCTGATCCTGTTGTAGTTTGTACTGACTGTATCGCATCAAATGCACTTGCAGGGTTAATGTTCGTGTTATCAGATATACCTAAATAGTAACCGTTAAATTGACCATCAATAGTTGTTTGAGCTTTGTTAATAACGATTATAGCAGCTCCAGATAAAGCTGGAAGACTACTTAATTGGTTTGATTTAGAAGCAGATAAATTCCAACCTTCACTAAATGTCTCACCATTAGTAAGACTAATATACTCATCATTAGTTATATCAAATTGAGTTGGTGCACCTAAAACCCAAGTAGAAGATAATGTAGTAAAGTCATTAGTAGGCGCGCCGCTCAACGTACCGCTCAACGGGTGACCGTTCGAATAAACTCCTGTCCTTTCAAAACCAGAAGCTGGGTAAGCAAGAACAGAGATCTTAGATCCAAATCCCTGACCAGCGTCTGCACCATAAGGCAATCTATTTACCATTAATTTACCGGTTGAATTTAAAGCAGCACGAGCAGAATGATAGAAGTATCTTTCAGCCGGCGTTCTTGGTTGCCCGTAAATTTGTTCAAACTCAGTGATGTTTCCTACGCCCACCACTTCATCAGTGGGACCTTCGTTAGCGAAACCTGCCATATATGTTGTTGTACCCTGAGAAACTGTTCTAAGTGATAGATCAGCTTCACGAATCTCAACCCCAGGAGATTGTATTGTCCTATTAGCCATAAAATTATTTATTCTTTTTGAATAAATATTTTCTTATTAATTCAATAATTTAGTGTGTAACTGTGAGTAAACAAACGTAAAGGATGATTCTATTTCCTCAGACGTTCTATAGTTATATTCTAAATTACCTAAAGTTACAGGAAAAGCTTTGGTATAAGTAAACTCTATGCGTTTATTTTCGTATTCATCCAAACCATATAAAGTCATATCAGTCTGGTAATTATTAAATTGATTTTCAGGATCTAAATCAGCATCATCATATATACCAGTCTTTTGATCATGCATCAAATTTAACCATTTGTATATAACCCAGTAGTTGTTGAACTCATTGTCAGCTGTAAAGTTAACCGTCACAGGAGGGTAAGCCTCTCTTGCATGAGCAGATTGATATAAATTACTACCTCCATATGGCACCTGGATTGATGGGACAGTAAGTTCTGGTACAACTGCACCGTAGACAGACAATTGAAGTTTGTCTTCAATTACATTATTACTATTACGCGCACTATTTTCTCGTACATTTATTTCTCTTAATGCAGGAGGTAAAGAAAAAATAAGTACAAACTTATCAAGCCGGCTCTTGTTTAAGATAGATTGATTATTTTGGTTTACTGCCATCGTAAATATTTATTCTAGAGGTTGAAAGCCATGCATTTCCAATTCATCCATTTCTTCTTCTGCTTGATTATCACCCATACCAAACACAATAGGGGGTAACATATTATTAGCACCGACCACTTCATTGTCAGCATATAGTGAGGTAGCGTCTTCAAAGAACTTTAATCCAAAGTCCATGGCCTCAATAACCATAGGCTTACCTCTATCATCTAATTCAAGTATCTCAAAAAAGCGTTCAGTAATTTCTTTCTCTAATATAAAGAGAGAATAAAGAGTAGCCATGACCCTATCATCATGATGACTTTGTCTAGCTTTCCATGTACCGTTAGGATAACGTACGAATGATCGCAACTCCTTTAATGTATCTTCATCTCGAATTGTAACCGAGCGCGCTTCATTAATATAATATCTCATATTAAGAACACCTTTGTACTTAGTATTAGTATGCGCGATCATCCCTTGCATTATGTTTCGTCTGTGACCTGCTTTGTTCCCGTAGGATACTATCTTTTCATAACCAAAATCGTTAGCAAGCCTATCAACGATTTGAGCACCAGGACCGTTACGCTCAATAAGAGCTAAAGGTGACCCGTAGTTTCTTAATATAGAATAGACTTTGTTAGTATAGTCCGCGGGAGGTATTTTGTTATTAGTATAGCATGCTACTTGTCGTATATCTTTAAGATCAGTTATATCAAATATCTGTACTACAGACGAATCAACTCCAACGCCTTCTGCTGTATCCACTCCTGCAGCGTATACTCTTGACGGGTCTGCTTCTTCCCAAATTTTATAATGTCCATCATCTAAAACTATTTTAGGTTCGCATAACTGTGATTGCATCTTCTCAAATAAATCATCATCGATAGAAGATTCACCTGAGTTAATAAACTGGCAGCAAAACTCTTGAAGCCACGCATCATGAGAGCCAATAGCTTGTCTAGTATTGTTAGCCCATATCTCATCTCTACCTGGAACTTCATCCCATAATATCTTATCATACGCCCAACCATTCTCACCAGTCTCAGCTCCAGTATATAACTTATAAAACAAATTATCAGTACCGTTAGCAGTGGAACAAACAAATACTTTAGACTTTTTAGAAGAGGTAATAACAGGAAAGACAGACTTCCAAAACTCTTCTACCAAGTGAGGTTCAATAAATGCCATCTCATCAATAACTAGACAGTTAACAGATTGACCACGAGCAGCTGTACCAGTAGTAGTTGTAATACCTATACGTGATCCATTCTCCAACGTCATAGATGTCTTAGCATATTCTTTAACCGGTGACTTCAACCAGTTAGGTAATTCTTCATAAGCCATCCTTACACGTTGAAAGATCTCAATCGCGGTAGCCTCTTTGTTAGCTACTAACAATATACGTTGATCTTTATTAAAGATAGCTTGCCAAAGAATATAGATCGTCATCATTGTCGATTTACCAATCTGTCTAGAGGCTAGTTGTATAAAGAAACGATTGTCTCTCATCTTACGTAGAGCTCTTTTTTGCGCTTTATAAAGTTGGATCTTTTCTCTACCTCTATCCAGGTTAACAATATAAAAGAAATTTTCAGCAAAGTATAAAATGTTTTTATGCGCTTTCGTTAAAGCTTTTACTTGTTCTTTTGTGTATTCACCCTTCCAATTTACGTTGGGTAAATTTTTATTACCCATATAGTACATATTATCTTGCTGAGCCATTGAAAATATTTATTACTTACCATAAATAAATATATGGCTAAAAAGAAAGACCTTCAAAGTTTAGGTGAAGCATATGGTGCTATTTTAGATAAAGTAGTAGTCAGTGAGAATGTTCCAGCAGGAACTATTGGTGAGGCTCCTCTCGAAAAGGGTGGTCCAACCGAGCGAGGTGGATTTAAAGAGTCCGATGTTGACATTAATAAAGTAGGCGATAAAGAAAACGCTTATAATATAAAAGGCTTATCATACGGCGATGGAAATGATCCTGGTACAAATTGCGATCGTCCTCTACCAACTTCAGATGATATAGCAGCGCGTTATGGCATCGTTGGAAAAGAAGAAGACGAAGAGGATGAGACAGAAGAAGATGATGTCAATAAAGTCGAAGCAGATATAGCTGAAGATGAAGAAAGTAAAGCTAAAAAAGATTACGATGGAGATGGAAAGGTTGAATCTAGTACTGCAGAGTATATGGGGTCAAGAGATAAAGCTATTAAGAAAGCGAGAGGTAAGAAACCAGAGGAAGAGGAAGAAGATACTGTAGATGAAGATGAGCTTCCTGTAGATCCTGAAGAAAGTGAAGAAAGTTCAGAAGAAATAGAGAAAATTGCTGAGGAAGGACTAAATATTTTTATGAAGCGTAAATCAGTTTTTGATAAACTCTATGATAAGGTCATGGTCAATGAAGACTTTGGCGGTGGTGAACATGAAGAAGCAGATCTCGACGCACTCGGTCTTGATGATGCAGAGGCCGATGCCGAAGCAGGTGATGAAGTGACCGTTACTTTAGACAGAGAAATGGCGCAGCATCTATGTGACGTTCTTAAAGCTGCATGTGGAGATGAAGATGAAGTCGAAGCAGAAGTCGAACTCGATGATGAAGATGAGCAATTCCCTGCCCAATTCGAAGAAGATGAAGAAGGAGAGCCTACTGCAATGAATACCCACTATAACGACGGTAAGCAGAACAAAGTAGGTAGTCTTAAAAATGCTGGTGGAGCTGCTAGTACTGGTGCAACTGGAAAAGTTGATGCTGGTTCTAACATGAATACTCACTATAACGACGGAAAGCAGAACAAAGTTGGCAATCTTAAGCCAGGTTCAAGTGCTTTTGAATAATTAAAACTAAAACGCAATAATATTAAAGCCTATCGTTAAATCGGTAGGCTTTTTTATTAAGTATATATATGAAGACCTTTAAAGAGTACTATCAAGGAGATAAGTACATGCATGCTGCAATGAGGACTGGTAAAAATTTATACGGTGGTACAGATAGAAAGCATCAAAATAATGTTCGAAAGGATTATAATTCTAAATGCCCACACGTTAGAAATTTAATAAAAGGTGGAGCACAACAAATTAAGCTGATGGGTCAACCTTTAATGGGTACACTTAATGTTTATGGCTTAGATTACGAGCCTGGAGTAACAAAAGGTCTTGGTAACTCAGGTGCAGAGGTAAAAATGTTTGAAGATGAGGAAGGTAATCAGTGTGGGATGCTTATGAAGAAGCCGATGAAGACTAAATAACTATATGGGTTGTAATCCAAATACTATTAACTGCACACCGGAAGAAGTTTTAGCAGCTACAGCTATTCCATCTTGCGGTAAGTTTGTAAATGCTACGAACATGCAAGCAGAGCAGTTAGTATTTGATCAAGCTTACAACGACCTAATTAACAACTTCGGTATTGATGTTAAATACTATTTTAACCCGTTTAATTTATCAGCAGCTAATTTGTTGTATGGCGAGGAGCCAACTAAAACGTTCCAAGGTCCTCTCTCTCTTCAAATGTATGTCGAGCTTAACAATGAGGCTATTTCATTGCAAAGTTTCGGGTTTGATGCTGCTGATGAGTTTACCGGTTATTTACATATAGACACCTTTTATAACGCTGCTTCAGCAAAGTTTGATTATGCTAGTGTTGGTCAGTCTATAGAGCCTAAGTCTGGTGATCTTGTAGTTATAGATGCATTAAGCTGTATGCGAACAAACGGTAGAGGAGCTAAGGTATATGAGATTACAGAGCGAATGGATCAAGATGTTTCAGCAATGAACCCTCTACTTGGAACGTATGTATATAGAGTGAGAGCTAAACGATACGAATATTCATTCGAGCCTGGTGCGCCTATTGAGCCAGTTAATGATCAGGTATTTGAGAACTCGTTTAGTGGTGTTCTATCTACTAACATACCTGGAGATAGTGTTTCTGCTGATAAGTCCTTTGATTGGAATATTAACGAGGACTCGAAAGATAACGTGTATGATATGGATGTCAATGATAATGATATCTATGGCAATTATTACTAAAAAACCTTCACGCCGCTAGACGTGAAGGCTCTTATAACACTAACGAAGTTAAACTAGACTATTTGCAATCTTATTAGCGTCAAATATTTGACTAGGATTCTCATATTGACATTCATGAAGAGCTCCTGTAAAGCTGTAATCATATAGATATGAATCAACAGTACCTTCTAGAAACTCTTGTGAAGGTTTAATGTTGTTATGTAAATCATAGCCGAAAGTTTCTGGTTGAGTAGCTACCCACACGACAGTAGAGGGTAGGTTCATTGCTGCGGCAGCATGCTGAAGAGAAGAATCAATTAAGAGTCTTTTTGTAGAGTAGAGTAAAAGACCAAAGAGAACTTTTTTAGGCATAGCAGCATCAACGCGCTGTACGTTCTCTAACTGAGGGTGTAAGTCGTAGCAAACGTGTACAATATGATACCTATCATGTAGAGCGTTGACAATGTTTTGAGCGACAGTAGGGTGAATATCCCTAGTCCACGAATACGGAGTCTCTTGATGCTCTTTACCCGGCCCTCCAAATGGTTGAATAAGGAGCACTGGTTTGTTGGTTGGATTCTGGATAATCCTCCCAGCTTCTTCTTTCTCTCTGAAGTTTAATAGCAACTCTGGGCTAGTACCTGCTCTAGGTACATTAATTAAATCACACCAAGAATCAATAAGATGCTTCTTCTTTGTAATATGATCCGTTGTTTTATATGGTTCTTGCGAATGAATCTCAACATCCTGTTTATAAATGTAATCTTTATAAAAGTGCGGAGTGTTACCAATTCTATAAACTCTATCAACATGAGGGTTGTTTAGAAATACTTCCGGCCAAGCACAAACTATAATAATTTTATTTTTTGGGTTAGCTTTCTTATAAGAAGCTATAACTGCTGAAGCTGCGACGTGCTTACCAACACCACCCTCCATATGAAAGATAGCTTTCTTACCTACTAGAGTAGGCTTTACCTCCTCAGCTTCTACTTCAACCTTATCTACCCGTTTCTTTGTACTATTACGCTTGCTCATGTCTAATTAACTATACTATAATTTACTTACAATATAGCAATATTCAAGAGGCTAAGTTACAATTTTTAAATCAGTACCGGATCTATATACTGCTCCTGTGGGTAATCCTGAACTAGATGTAGGAATATCAGTTATTACAAGCCGCTGCGTAAAAGCCGTATCATCTAGACACGCATTAATACCACTACCAGCTAATATTGCTGCAGCAGAAACTGTGTTAGAGATAGTATTACATGTGCCAGCTAAGATAGAACTATTGTCACCGCATGCACTATTACAACATCCGTTTACTACAGCGCTATAGCAAGCGAATGTTTTATTGTTATTACCACCTCCAACAAATGAACCTGTACCACACGCACAACCATAAAAGCCTCCTACTATAGAAGAGTAACTACAACCACCAGCTACTGTAGTCTGATAACCACTCTTAATATTGCTACTAGAAACAGTACCGCAAGCATTTATATCTTGAAACCCAGGCGAGCAAGTAGGATGTAACCCTGTCACTTCTATAGTAGCTACAGTTCCATTTACATTAGTAGATCTAATTGTACCTTGAGATGCACCTGATGAAATACAATTTAACACGTAACATCCATTTGCCGTGCACCAAGCTGCTGCATTACTCCAACTCGTACAATTTGTCGATACAGTTTGTCTAGTACTTTCCCATCCACCTGAAAGAGTAGAGAGCTCAGTTCTTGCTAGCATTCCTCCTACCCCTGTTAAAGGCACTGCAAAAGATGAAAGTGGTGTTTGACTAGTAATAGAGTCTTGCACAACTGCTACTAGCTCGTTACCAGTAAGAGGAGAGGAAAATGTTGGTAATTCTGAAATCTTTACACCCATACCATTATTTAGTTGATAGTCGTGAGTTTTATATTAAAATATGTTAATGTCTGCAAAAATTGTCAATTTCGATGAAGCGTCACATACTTACACGCATAAAGATAAAGGTAAGTTTATCTCTGTAACTACTCTACTCGGTCAATATAAGAAGAAGTTTGATAAGCACTTCCACGCATCGAGAGTAGCTGAACGAGAAGGTGTGTCGAAAGAGATGGTTCTAGAGATGTGGGAGAAAGAAAAGAATAAAGCTTGTGATAGAGGTACAAATATTCATAAACTACTAGAAGATTATATTAGTTATGGAGATATGGAAGATAACTACAGCTGGCTCTATAAAACCTACAACAGGGCAGTAGATAGACATATCGATAGACATGATAAGATCCATTGCGAGAGTTTATTATACAATGAGGACTATAACGTAGCTGGAATGGCCGATCTTATATTCGAGCATAAGAAGGGTGAGTTTACAGTAGGAGATTTTAAGACTAATAAGAAGTTTAGGTTCAGCTCACCGTTCGGCGAACGAATGCTCGATCCTGTTGATCACTTACATACTTGTGAGTTTAATACATATGCTCTACAATTGTCGATGTATGCTTATATGCATGAGCAAATGACCGGTCAACGATGTCGTAAATGTGTCATCTTCTACCTACAAGAAGATAGGTTTGTACCATATCACATTAACTATCTCAAAGCAGATATTATTAATATCTTAAATGATTATAGAAAAACATCGTTGCTATCTTAACTACAACAATAAATAGCTTTAAATATGAAAAAGTCTAAGCTTATTAATAATTTAGATAAATCAATTGATGCTTTATATGACAGTCTATATGCAGTAAGAGATGCATTAGAGAAAGTTGAAGATGAAGAGATGGATTTTCTAGCTAATAGTTTCGTAGATCAAATAGAACTTAGCGTCGTTGAGGGTGAGTATAGCTATGAAAGAATTAAAGAGTATATTGAGAAACTTTATGTGGAAGAGTAAATATTTACGTGAAAGATTTTAAGTCATTCTATCTTGAGAACTTTGCTGACGGTAAGAAGAAGGGTAAGAGTCGCCCTGGTCGCGTAAAGAAGTCAGGGGCTAGTTGTAATGGTTCAGTGACAGAACTTCGTAAGAGAGCAAAAAACGCTAGCGGGGAGAAGGCAAAGATGTATCACTGGTGTGCAAACATGAAGGGTGGTAAGAGAAAGAAGTCTGAGTCTGAAGAGGTACCTGAAGAAGATGCTGAAAAGAAAGTATCTAAGACTCGTGCTAAATGTCAAGCAAAAGCTAAGCGTAAGTATGATGTATGGCCTTCTGCTTATGCATCAGGTTATGTTCAGAAATGTGTAAACAGAGGTGGTAACATAAAATGACACAAAAAGAATTATTAGAGAACTTACGAGACTGGTTTAAGACTCGTACAGATAAGAAGACTGGTAAAAAGTTCAAAGGATGGGTCAACTGTAAAACAGGTGGGCCTTGTGGTAGAAAGAAAGCAGGTAAGAAAGGCTCTTCATACCCTGCTTGTAGACCAACACACGCTGCGTGTAAGAAGATAAAGAACAAAAAATATAAAAAGCGCGGTCCGAAAAGACAGCAATGGAAGAAGAAAAGCAGTTGATTATACTACCGTTCCATGTTAATATTTATATATGAATATTTGCATCTTGGGTGGCGGTTACGTAGGAACTCATTTAAGTAATAGTTTAAAGAGTGATCACAACGTTACAGTCTTACGTCGAGCTGATCTAGATTACAACAAGCAGTATAAGTTACTAGCCTTCTTATCCAAAAGTAATATTGACTATGTTATTAACTGCTCAGGATTTACAGGTCGTCCTAATGTTGATCAAGCAGAAGATAAAAAGAAAGAGTGTTGGGATCTAAATGTACTTGGCCCTGTAAATGTAAACAGAGTCTGTAAAGCAGCACAAATACCGTACATTCATATTTCATCTGGTTGTATCTTTACAGGGTATGAAAAGGAATGGTTAGAAGAAGATGAACCTAACTATGGATTGTTCGATGTCGAGTCATCTTTCTACTCTAAGTCAAAGCATGCTTATGAATTAGCGGCTGGTGATTACGGCTTAACTATACGAATCCGGATGCCGTTTGATAATGATATTACATCGGAAAGATCTGTCTTGTCGAAGCTTCGTAAGTATGATAACTTAGTCAATTTTAAGAACTCTAAAACGTATATACCTGATTTATGTAGATTTATTAAAAAGTATATTGAGGAAGAAAGAAAGGATAATGATGTACTTCATCTCGTTAATCCAGATGCTCTAGATACGGCTGGTGTTATAGCGTTTATGAAAGCAGCAGATAAAGGTAATCCTGATTGGAAGTTTGTAGACTTCGCTGCTCTTAATACTAAAGCCAATAGATCTAATTGTACATTAGATGTCACAAAGCTTAAAGAAAAGTATGATTATGAACCAATGACTGAGTCAGAAGCACTCGCGCTAATATATGAAAAGTCCTTTGTATAATAAGATTAAGAATAATTCCCCTGGTAAAATAATTACAAGTTTTACTGCAGGTAACTTCGATTTACTCCATCCAGGTTATATCTACACCTTTGAAGAAGCTAAAAGGCATAGTGATAAGTTCATTGTATTCTTACAACGGGATCCTTCATCGACTCGATATACAAAATATAAACCAGTCATACCTTACTATGAGAGGTATAAGACATTAATGGCTATCAAGTATGTTGATGAGGTATATATGTATCAAACAGAAGATGAACTTGTAGACTTAATTAAGTTCTTTAAACCAGACGTTCGTATATTAGGAGAAGATTATATTGGTAAACCTTTTACAGGTGACGATCTTCCCCCAGAGGTAGTGTATACAACCAGATCACATGAATGGTCTACGACAAAGATAAAGGATCTTATTACCTTGCAAACTATCAAACAGAATCCAAAATTATTAGAGAATGAGTAAGACGTATTTAGTTACTGGAGGATGCGGCTTTATTGGCTCGTATGTTATAGAAGAGCTCTTAAGAGATAAAGACGCTGATATAAAGGTTATATGTCTCGATAAGATGGGAGTAGGGTCCGATCTTAAGCATATACCATTGAACGATAATAGATTAAAGCATGTAGTGCGAGATATATCAAGACCTGGGTTTAAAGATTTTTTAGGGAAAGTAGATTATATTTTACATTTAGCGGCTGAATCTCATGTAGATAGATCCATTACTAACCCATTAGCGTTTATTGATAGTAATGTTGTAGGTACAGCGAATGTACTTGAATTATGCAAGCAGGACGGTGCTAGAATGGTCCACGTCTCAACTGATGAAGTGTACGGGCATCTGCAGCTACATGAAGAGCCCTTTACTGAAGAGCATCCTCTTAAGCCTCGATCACCTTACTCCGCATCTAAAGCTAGCTCTGATCTACTAGTACAGTCATACGTTACTACTTACGGGCTTAATGCCTCTATAACAAGATGCTGTAATAACTATGGACCTAGACAACATAACGAAAAACTGATACCAACAGTTATAAGATCTTTAGCTCAGGGTCAATACATTCCTGTTTATGGTAAAGGAGATAACATTCGCGAATGGATACACGCACGTGATCACGCTAAAGCCATCATAGAAGTACTTCATAAGGAAGATGCTGCAGAACTTTATAACATACCGGGTGATGCAGAGTTTACTAATTTAGAGTTAATTGATCAGATTATTGAAACTGTAGTAGACAAAGCGCCTCAGTATAAAAGACAAGAGTATATTAAGTTTGTAGAAGATAGGGCAGGGCATGATTTCAAGTATGCTATATCTACAAAGCATAATTTAGAAGCTGTAGCTAATCAGCAAAAGTTTGATTTATCTGAGACGGTTGATTACTACTTAAACAAATATTTCAAGTACGAAGATGGCATGCCTAAGTGGTTTAGAATAGATACTTAAGAATTAATTGATCATCTGAAAGAGCCTCTTCCTCATTATCATCTGTTTCAGTTGAATCATCTAAACCCTCTTCATACTCTTCATAGTAAGAATATATGTCATCAGCATCTGCTTCGTAACTAACAGCTGTCGTTCCTGTTGATATATGAACTACTTCATATTTTTCTCTTATATCTGCAAGGATTAACTTCTTTAAAAGTTTAGCTTCAGTATCTGTTTCTGCTCGTTTTAAAAAGCTCTTTACTTCATTGCTAGTAAACTTACCTTTAAGGTCAAGAATAGGATCATCAAATAGACCCCATACGTGTATAGAAAGATACTTTCTCGTAATACCTGCACAATCTCTAATAACATAATATGCAGCTTTCTTTTTTATCTCGACACCAGTATCAGGCTTATCAGCTGCACGAGCTGCAGGTCCATAGAGCTTCGCGATCCGCTCAGTTGAGTTTTCTAGTATAACTTCTTCGAACATATATTTATTTAGTTGATTTTATTAATATACACTATAAAATAGTATTATAATGAAAAAGTTGGGTTTAATAGTTGGTGTGCTTGTTGTTGTATTTTTAGGAGCACCACTTGTATTTGATATTGGCGCGCCGGTATTTACAGGTAAACAATATAAAGGTGAAGATCTAACATGCAATATGTTTGTTCACCCTCCAACTTTTCGCGATAAGGATGGTAAACTAGTTACAGGTCACACAATTAGGCTTCATCCAAATGGTGAAGTTTACTCCAAAGCTCAAATTAAAGATGGAGTTATGCATGGTCCATTTATATCTTTCTGGGACAATGGTCAAGTACAGATGTCTCTAATATGGGATGAAGGTGTCCGTTACAAGAAAATGCGCTCTTGGGATCGTGATGGTAAACGTTTAAAAGGAACAGGAGAAGAGCAGATGCAACAAATTTATAAGCTTGATGCAACACTTAATATGCAACTGGAGAGTCTCAATTTAAAGGAGCTTCCTTTTTAACAGTTGCCATCGAAAGGAACTGTGATATAATAATAGTATGAAGAAGAGGTTTCCAAAAAAGCCCTTTGATTTTGGTAAGTTTGTTATTGAATACCGAGATAATAAAGGCGGTATATTACGATTCCTAAAGGAACATATTGATAATATAGATGATGCCAATGCAGCTCAAAAGAAGCTTCTTCAAGAAGGCTATTACAAACCAGTTATTAAGAAAATAGGATGATATTATTACAACCGTCAGCTAGCGTTAAAAAAGATACAGGAATTAACTTTAATGTTTTCGAAACGCTACTAACTAATATGCTAGAATACAACCATAAAAAATATCTAAATTTATCCGTATCTATTCATAAAAGTAGAGTAAGGGGTACTTCATTTTGCACTCCTATCTCTATAAAAGATTATAAAATAGAACTAGATACAGCAAAACCTAATAGGCGTTATATATTTGGATCCCTTTTACATGAGATTAGACATTGTATTCAGAACAATTTATTTAACTTCTGGAGTACATCTAATCTTAAAACTTGGAAGGCTTATTACTTCTCTAAAGAAGAGATAGATGCTCGTAAAATGGAGAGACTTACTACTCAGTTTATGAAATATTACGACTCGTTTATGAAGATGGAAGAGCAATTTAAGGAGCTAAAACTCAGCAAGATTTGTTAGCATGAGTCGTGAGATATATATTACATTATATAGATACCTACCCAACAGATAACGGTAAAGATGGTATATTTGTTCATATTGAATATAAATTCAATCGATACGATGAACCATATGTTGAATATTTTAAGCTTTGTAATATAATAAATGGAGAAATAGGTCAGAAAGTAGATGTTAACTCTGTGTTAAAAATGTCTATAGTAATGAAGCTATTACCATTAATGGTTAAATATAATAAATAAAAAAAAATGAGAGGTAAAATAGATAATTTCGATTTTGTACTGGAAGAAGAAACCAACAGGATATTTGTTTATCAACAGAATAATGATACACCTGTAGGCTATATTAACGTTAACGATAATATTAGCGAGAAAGACTTCCACTATGAGATTATGGACTTTGTTGCTAAAAAAAGTAAAAATAACTAAGATACTTTCATAGACCTTAACTAATACGCATAAATATTAGTACGTTTGTCTTATGGAACCAGAAAAATCGATCCTAAAAGAGTTTTTAGCAGGAGGATGGATTATCGTTCTTCTTGGAACGGCAACTATGTTCGCGCGTATATTAGTAGATGAAGAAAAGAATACTTTATGTACTGCGCTTAAGAAAATAGTATCCGCTGCTATATTAACTACAGTTGTATGGTCCTTTATACGAGACATGCCTATGGTAGACCTACATAAAGCTTTAATATATGGTGTAGTAGGTGCTATTTCTCCTGAGATACTTCAAGGGGTTGTTAAATTAGGTAAAGCCTTCGCGAAGAATCCTTTTAGATTCCTAAAGAAAAAGTAATTTTTAAATTCCGAAGTAGCTCAGCGGTAGAGCGGGTGGCTGTTAACCACTAGGTCGTAGGTTCGAACCCTACCTTCGGAGCCATTTTAAGTTGCATAAGAGACTTTATATGGTATAATAACGGCGATATGTTAAAAACTATATTATTAACTACGTTGGCCGCAGTTGGTTTTGCATCTGCGGATGTTGAATCAGAAATCGGTGTAAGAGAATTAGGAGAGGTTACAGTTACGGCTAGCCCGTTAAGTAATATTCCTCCCATTGAATTGTTTTCTACTTATAGAAGTACTGATGTTTGGAGAGGAGCTAAATTTGGAGAAAATGATAAAGTTACCGGATTGGCTACTGGTTATGATTTTGACTTCGCACGTTTAGAAGCTTCATTCTCATATGCTGATAACTCTGAACTGAATAACACCAACTTATCTGTTGGTTTAGTTCGTAATTTCTCTCTAGAAGGAGTAGGAGAGTTTACAGCTGGAGTTGCCTATAAGCGCTATACAGGTGGAACAGATCTAGCTGGTGATGTGACTAGTGAAATTGGTGTTTCATTAGCTAAGGAGTTCTCTTTTGCTGATGTTGTAGCTACTCAGTACTTTGCTACTGAAGGTAACGGTTTAGGTTACTTTGAGCTTACAGCTAGACGCTCCGTTAATCCTTTCTTTTATGTAGAGGACAATGCAGTGTTAGTAGATGTAACTGCTACTGTTGGTTATAGCTTTGAAGAGTCGGAATTTACACATACACAGATTACTGTAAGTAAAGATTATGATTTCAATAGCTACCTCGGTGAAGTAACTCTCACACCATTTGTCTCCTTTGTTGATGTTGCATCGGATACGGCTGGTACTATTTATGCAGGTTCTGATAACGAGACCCTTGCTGGAATTTCTTTTAGTAAGTTCTTTTAAATTAAACTAATATAACTCAACCCTCTGTGGATTATTCTGCAGAGGGTTTTTTATGTTGCCTCTATTAGTTTAGATATTATAATTAGAGTATGAATAGTAAGAAATCACAATTGCTCTATGTCGCATCATTAGTATCTGTACTGGCCTCTATCTATCTGTATACTACAAATACTGACAAGTCATTAGGTATTTTTGTGGGTCTATGGGCCCCTACGCTTATGGCTATGTCTAATAGGTATAGCATCAAAGGTAGTTAAAAAGAGAAAAGGAACTCTCTTACAATAAAGAGGTAATGAATATTGTATATTGTGCCTGTGGTTGTCTTGTTAGACCTGCTCGTGTAGAAGCAGGCTTTAGTAATTGTATTAGATGCGCTCATGAGAATCCTGTAGAGCCTCCTAAGGGTCGTATGGTTTATACCGGTAAGGTTGGTGCAGAGATTGAGATTATGTCTGCTGAGACTTGGCGAGAAAAT